TGCGGGTAGGACGGCGTCGGGTTTGTCGATGTTGATGAACAACGCCTCGAAAATTCTCCAAACCGTCGCGTCAAATATCGATATCGACGTGATGGAGCCGTGTCTGACCCAGCTTTACGACATGCTGATGCTAACTGACGATTCCGGTCTGCTGTCGGGCCAGGAACAGATCGTCGTGAACGGCGTCAACGTCGCGGTGCAAAAAGAAACCGAGCGCCAGAAGCAGATTCAGTTCCTGCAGATCACCGCCAACCCCGTTGACGCGCAGATTATGGGTGTCGCAGGCCGTGCCAAGGTTCTTCGCGCTGTTGCTTCTAACTTGGGTATGCCCGACGACGTCGTGCCCGACGATCAGACCATCCAGCACAAGGAAAAAGAGCAGGAACAGCAGAAACAGGTGCTGATGGCGGCGCAGTTGGGCCAGATGCAGGCGGCGCAAGGGGGCGGTGGTGGACCGGGCGGCCCACTAGCTAGTGGGAAGATGCCCCCAATAGGCCCACAGCCCTCGGCGGCCGACGGGGGTGGGCCACCTACTAATCCTCAAGGTGCCCCTGCAAGCCCTCCTGGGGGCGCTGGAGAGCAGGGACCGATACCGGGGGCACGGATGGCACCCGACGGCAAGCACTACGTCCCTGACCACCAGAGGCCGGGGAAATACCTTCAGGTGGTACCTCGGTAGATGCCGGGTTACCGCCTTGAACCTGTCGATTTCGACCCGTGGGATTCCGGCCGGTCGATGGCACCCACCGACATCGCGCCTTTAACTAACGTTTCCGAGGCAGTGCGGGGTTACCCCGGTCGCGTCGCGTCAGGTGAGATATTGCGCGGTGCCACCCAAGGCGGCTACGATCCGGCTAGAACCCCTGCCGAGAACGCGGTCAGCCCACAGGGTATTCAGCAGGCCATCGATATTGGCTCGGGCGTTATGGGCGGCGGTCTGTCGGTTAAAGGCGCTGGTCCGAACGTTACTCCTTTGACCCGCCCGCGCACTTATGAGGCGGCGCAGGGCGACGCTCGTGCCGCTGTCGCTGAGCCGCGCGGTTACGCCTTGGATATCGGTGAGCGGGGTGCTGAGATGGCACCCTTTGGGAATGTCCCCGAACATTCTATGAGCCAGCCTAGAGGCCCAGCGCAGCCGTTGCGTCCTGGCGAGGCGTTACCGGAGGGGACGCAGCTTACTCCGCTGGAACCGATCAACACTAACCAGCCGACACATCCTCTGTCGGGACAGTACCGTCTAATGCCCGCGTTCACCAAGAAGGACCAATGGTCGATCATCGACCCGCGCGGCGAGATTATGTTCCGCTCGCCTGACAAGGCTACCACCCAGAAGGTTTTTGATTTTGTTAACAAAGGAACTACGGGGCTGGCTGTCGGCGGTGGGGCGTTGGCGGTGGGTAATCAGGCATATGCCGGTCAGCCATTTAATACTACTTTGCCCGACCCCATTACCGAGCAGGACCGGTTCGATATCGCCACTCATCGGATGAAGCCGCCCGACGTGCCGCCGTCGCAACCGCAGGATTGGTCGATCCCCGGCGTCGAGTTGCAGGGCGGATGGTCGAGGGACACGATGTCGGGTAAGCCGCAGCCGCCTAATATCGATCTTAGGTATCGTTATAATCTTCCGGTAGGCCCGCAATCCCAGGCCGAGCCGCAGGGATACGACCTTCAGGAGGTCGACCACGACCCGTTCACGCCGGGGGTACAGACGTCTGGATACGAGCGGGTTGTCGGCGAAGCGTCGAAGCCTTACCCCAAGGACGTTCAGGATTTCTATGATTTTGTGCAGTCTTATCCCCGGCAGATCCCCTTCACGCCGCCGCAGGCGATACCGACGCAGTCTTGGTCCTTCGGCAACAACGCACCGGACGCGACACCGACGAGATTTTCTGATATAGCCCCACCACTGAATTACTATCAACCTCTGTCCAACACCAACGGAGTGCCCACCTATGGCGGATAATTATACCAAGGGTTCATCCATCGCAGGTGTGACCGGCAAGACGGTCAGCACGGGTACGATGGAGATGACCAAGGGCGGCGGGTCTGGCGGCAACATGTCGGGTCCGACCGGGTCGAGCCGGATGTACCCAAAGGGTGCGCTCCGGGTCAACGACAGCCTCAACCCAATGGACTGCCCAACGACTACGATCTACGTCGGCGGTGTGTGAACTTTCTTTAGGGGGGATTACGATGCGTAGAACCTTGCTGGTTATGTCGGTGGTGGCAGGTCTGCTGTTTGCCCACGCCTCGGCGCAAGCCGACACGTTTGTTACCCTTGGCGGTGTTCAGTGGAATACTACCAACAGCGGCTCGCTGTCGCTGAGCAACTTTATTCCTGGCGGCAACCAGCCGCAAAACGCACCTTGTATCATTTGCGGTGCTAACCAGCCGCAGCAGCCGGCGGGGTTTGGTTATAACGACTACAGCAATGCAGGCAACCTAAGCACTATCTCTGCCTTCAGCGATCAGGGCAATGGTGGGCGAAATACGCTCCCCGACGACGTGTTCGCCACGGGTTACCAAGTCGGCGCAGGTTCTCCCCTCTTGGCGTTCCTATTGCTGAACGGCGACAACCCAAACAATTTGAGCTTTTCAGTTGGCATCGACATCAACGACAGCAACAACCCGCAAACACTCAACTCGTTCTGGTTCTTGAACCTCACCACGCACACCGTGTTGGCGAGCTTCACGGGCGGCGCGACCGGGAACGTCCCTGACCAGAACAACGGCACCGGGTTTCCTGACTACACTTTGTCGGGCTTCAACCTGACAAATCAGGATATCCACGTCGGCGACACCGTCCTGTTCCTCGCGCGCATGAGTAACTTGAATGATGGACCAGACAGTTTTTTTGTCGAAGCCGCCCCGGCAGCAGATGTTCCAGAGCCTAACAGTCTATGGATGCTGGGTAGTATGTTATCAATCGGCGGCATTGCCGGTTGGTGGAAGCGTCGTAAGAATCAACAAGGCGAGACGGAATCCGTCGAAACTCGACTTAGCTTGACATAACGAAACGAGACAAGGCGAGGAAGCGTCGGCGGAAACAAGGAGAGCTTAGCGATGGCTAAGAAGGAAGTCTTTGTCGGCGGTCAGCCCGGCCAAACTGAGGATCACGGCACGGTCGTGGGCCGTCGGGGCGCAGGATTAAATACTAAGACTGGCGGCGATCCGATCCTGCATTCGTTCAACCACTACGGCAAGTCAGGCGTACCCGACTCGCCGGGGATGCCGCCAAGTACGGGGATGCCGCCGATAATGGGTGGGATCAGGTCGTATCGGGGGTTTTAGTTGTCGCTGAATCTGGGTACCGACGCTCTCGATGCCTTAGCTAGTCTGCGGGGCAACGCCGAGTTTCGTGAGTTTCATAATAAGTTAGGTGAGATAGTTAACCAGTTCAGCAATGCTGCTTTGGAACCTGGGGATGGTGCGGCACGGGATGATAAATGTGGATACGCCCGCGCCTTGCGTGATATTTGGATCGCCATTGAGTCGGCTGTGACAAACGAGAAATATAACGCCGTGAAGAAGCCAGGGCCGGTTCAGACCAAAGCCAGGGCATATAGTCCATGAGTGACGCTAAAAATAACGACGAGTACCAGCCGGTTATACCACGGGCGGTGCGGGAACAATCCGAGCGGGCTGATCAGATTGCCCGCGAGTTAGGGGTTGCCAATACGCCGGGGCTTGCGGAATACCAAGCCGAACAAGCGAACCCCACCACTGGCGGCGAGGCTGACGCTTCCCCCCCATCGGTACCCACCGAGCAGCCTTCTGCTGGTGGTGAGGGCTATCAACAGGATACTTGGGAGCAGCGTTATCGCACGCTCCAGGGTAAGTATGATGCCGAGATACCTTCGCTAAGGGGGCAGGTTACCCAGCTTCAGACGTTGCTGGCGACTATGCAGTCCGCACCGTCGGCTCCGGTTTATCAAACCCCGGCAGAGCGATATTCGCCGCCGACTCCGATCACCCCTGAAGACCGTGAGATGTGGGGTGACGATCTTCCACAAGCAGTCAGTCGCTGGGCTGAAAGCTCACTCGGTGAGCGGTTTAACCGTCTTGAGTATGAGAACCAGCAGTTACGCGACCAACTCAATAACGTCGCCCAAGCGCAGGGTCATACCCAGGAAACGTTGACTCAGCAACAAGCCGCTGCAGCCTTGGATCGTGACCCGGATATCGGGCCGCATTGGCGCAGAATTAACAGCGACGACGGTTTTATAGCTTGGCTCAACCAGCCAGATCCGTTCTCGGGGCATCTTCGAATGAATTTGCTTCGTGACGCCTATGCCCAAGGTGATGTATATCGAACCGGGCAGTTCTTTCGTTCCTACCTGACGGGGCATACCGCACCATCTGGAGGGGTGATCAGATCCCAAACCGGGGCAAACGGCACTTACCGAAATGGTAGTGACCACGCCACGGCGGGCAATGTGAACCTCGCTAGCTTGGTGGCTCCGGGGCGGTCTACCGTCTCGGGTAACAGCGGCGCTTCACCGGAGAAACGCAATTGGACCAATCAGGAGATTGGCGCGTTCTATCGGGATGTGAACCGTGGAATGTATCGGGGTCGTGACGCCGAAAAGCTGAACATCGAAACCGATATCATCGCAGCCGCTCGCGAAGGACGCGTCTTCAGCAACTAATCTTTAGTTGGAGACGTAGATGGCTGTTACCGTAGGTACCCCGTATGCGGGTTCGTCGGCTTCGCCTGCCTATTCGGGTGCAGCGGCAGGCGGCGTGTTCGTTCCTGAAATTTGGAGCGGCAAACTTATCGAGAAGTTCTACTCAGCAACCGTGCTCAGCGCGATTGCCAATACCGACTACGAGGGAGAGATCTCTCAGAAGGGTGACAAGGTTAAGATCCGCACCAAGCCGACGATCACCATTCGCGATTATCAGATCGATATGAATCTGACGGTAGATCGTCCTTCGTCCAGCACGGTCGAGCTAACTATCGACTATGCCAAGTACTTTAATTTGGTCCTCGACGACGTGATGGAACGCCAGTCGGATATGAACCTCTTGTCGATGTGGTCTGACGATGCTGCCGAGCAGCTTAAAATTACCATCGATACCGGCGTCCTGGCCCTGTTGGATGCGGGTGTTGATGCTAACAATAAGGGTATTACTGCTGGCAGAATTTCCGATCTTAATCTTGGTGCTACTGCTGCTCCTGTGTCGTTGACTGCCCTCAATGTCGTCGACGCTATCGTCGACATGGGCACGGTCCTCGACGAGCAGAATATCCCCGAGACGGGCCGTTGGCTGGTGATCCCGCCTTGGGTTGCCGGCCTCGTCAAGAAGTCGGATCTACGCAACGCATCCATCTCGGGTGATGGCGTCTCGCTGGTTCGCAACGGCCGTCTAGGCATGATCGACCGGTTCACCCTCTACAGCTCCAACCTCTTGCCCACGGCGGTGGAAGGTGCGGCGAGTGCAACCCGCATCTTTGGCGGGCACCCACACGGTCTGACTTTCGCGTCTCAGATTACCAAGGTCGAGACGATGCGGTCGGAGTCGACGTTTGGTACCCTGCTCCGTGGCCTTCAGGTCTACGGCGCGAAGGTGCTCGACGGTATCGCCCTGGTCGAGTTGTACGCGATCCGGGGTTAGCGCCCACTAGCTAGTGGAGCTAAGATGCCCACGATTGGCGATCTGTTCGCGGCGTCGCGGACGATCTTGAACGATCAGCCGTCGGATGCTGGTCCTGTCCGGTATTCCGACGGCGAGTTGATTCAGGCGTTCAACCAAGCCCTGATCGAGGCGCGGGCACGCCGGCCCGACGCTTTTCTTGGGATGGGTCTGCGGGAGAGCGTGCCTTTTTATACCGCCGATGACCTCGACGCGGTATTTCCCCTCGATCAGATGTTCTACCCGCTCTTTGTTTACTATGTAGTGGGCTGGTCTGAGCTTCGCGAGGACGAATTTACCAATGTTACGGCGGCAGTGGCGTACATGAACCGATTTGCGTCGGGGTTGATCATGCTCAATGCACCTGTCGCGGCGGCAGGAACAGGCTAATGGCTGTCACCCAAGCCCCGGTTTATAACGATAACGCCTATCTGGGCGACAACCCGGATTTGGTTAGACTGTACGACAACGTCCAGGCGGTCTGTCCTGGGGTGCTGCTGCCTGTGATAAAGATGGCGGCGTGGAACACCATAGAGGAGTTCTACATTCGGTCGACGTGGCGGCGCGAGTGGGTTGACTGGTGTTTGCCGCCCGGCGTTACCAGCGTCGATTTTAATCCGTATGATGGTGACTGGCTGGTTGCCTGGATATTGGATTACTACGCTAGCGGCACACTCCAGACGATGGTTAAACCACCGGCTTTGCTGATCGATACGACCTGTCCGGTGGCGGATGCTGAGCGGACCGGTTGGGCTTTGCTAGCTCTTAAGCCGGTAAGTTTTGACACTGAGTTCGACCCGCTGCTGTTCCAGCAGTGGTTCGAGACGGTCCTCGACGGCACTTTGTATAGGCTGTTCATGCAGCCGGCGAAGCCGTATTCCAACGCCCAGATGGCTCAGTTTCACGGCAAGGCGTACAAGGCTGGGTGTAATCGGGCGCGCGTGGTCGCGACTAAGGCTTACACTAACGGCCCCGGCCGCTGGGCTTTCCCCTATTTTGCAGCGGGGAGGGCGAAGAATTGAGCGGCCCTTTGACCTACCGGGTTACCGATAGATCGTCGTTAGTCGCGCCGCCGCAGGCATCCAAGGAATGGACCGATGTGTCGATGGTGGTGTTTGATTTCACTTCGTGGCTGGGGTCCGACCAATATCTTGCCGTGGCGTCGGACGTTCTGTTCCAGACCGCGCCGCAGAGCACCAACGTAGGCGTCTGGGTGCCGTTTCCGGGTGGGTGCTGCTCGGGTACCCAGGCAGATGTCCCGCTGCCGGCTGACGTAAATCCGATCACCCTGGCCGGGTTGGCGATGCTGCCGGGCGGCAAGAAGGTCGAGTTGTCCCTTGGTAATGGGACACCCGGCCTTGCCTATCTGGCGTCGTTTTTCGTGGCGGCCGGACCCTATGCGCGCCGTAAGGAAGTCGGGGTTATCATGACCTGTTTCGCCCTTAGACCTTTTACCGGGGTGGTTCTTCCGCCGCCACCGCCGGTATTTGTTATTGGTGGCAGTGGACCGTTGCCGGTGGGCACCTCGGGGCCGATCAATATTAATAATACTACCAACGCCCCGATTACGATAACCCTCCCGGCTAGCCCGGTGTCCGGTCAGACGTTGTATTTCAAGGATGTGGCGGGTAACGCGGGTACCTATCAGATTACCATTTTGCCGTCTGTCGGTTCCATGATCGACAACCGCACCGAGTTCTATATGTACCAGAACTATCAGGCCGTCGAGATGTATTGGACCGGCACTGGTTGGGGAGTACGCTGATGCGTTGGTTGTTTATACCGTTATTGTTTTTGCTGGCCGGCTCCGCTCAGGCGGCGTACGACCCGGCGGCGAACATTAAGGCTTATGGCGCGGTGTGCAACGGTACCGCCGACGACGGGGCGAAGATAAATCAGGCAATAGCTGCCAACGCAGTGACCTGGGGGCCGGATAAACAGACCTGTTTTAGTACTGTCACGATAACGGTTCCTGCCGGTAAGACCCTGCGTGGCGACAACGTTGCCATCTTCGGGTTAGACACGACATCGCCCGGCGGGTTTACCATTAAGTGCGCGCTCACGGTGAACCCATGCGTGCGGGTCAATGGCGGGTTGATTAATGTTGGGGTTGATCGGGTGACACCGGGAACCCCGCCTGCCGGCACGACCGGGGTGGCCCTTAACCGGACGGACCCGTCGCTTAATACGGGTGGAATGATTGTTATTGAGGGCGTTGCTTCGTGGAACAGTCCGATAGGTTTTTCGATCGGGGTGCCGGATGCCGCTGCGACTCCACCTGCTCTGGGTGGCGGGTTTGGTGCGTTCTTTAATCGTATTAACACTTGTAAGATCAGTGATACGCATTTGTTGATGGCTAGTTGGGCCGAGACGCGGATCAATATGGGTCGGTTTGGTTGCTACTATGATGTGCCGGGAAATAACTATATTAAGATTACCGGACCCGGTTGGTCGAACAGCCTCAATGTGGTGAACAGCCAGTTTAATACTGGGCCGTCTTCTTTACTTCAGTGTTTCATACGATTTGACGGGCCGTTTGAAGATCCGCCGGGTACACCTGTACCGCCAGAAGGCTGGTTTTTTGATACGGTCCACGTCGAGAACCACAATCATGGTATTTGCACGAACTCAAGCGCGCCTAACATACAGGAACTACAAATTTCCAATAGTGATTTTTGGGGCGGCTTCGGCGATTGGGGGAGTGAGTTCTTTTTTCTTGATCCGATAACAACGTTGGATCGGGTGAACATATCCAACAGCGAGTTTAAGAAGCACGGGATGTATACGTTAGCCCCGGCAGCGGCGGCTACCGACGTTCGTATATCTAATTCCCGGTTCGCCACTAACACCGAAGAAGTCGATATTAGCACCGCCCTTGGGTTTACTTTTACTGCGAAGCCCGGTTCACGGTTGATGATGACCGGCAATCGGATAGGTGTGTTAAGTGTTCTGGGGGATTTCGGCACTGGTCCTACGGCTGGTGCAGGACTTATAACCGGCACCCTCGGTAACAACCAAATCAATTATCACGCTACTGGTCCGATCTCTATCGATGTACCAGGGCATAACTTGATTTCGAGCAACTGTGCGGTGGGGTTACAGTTCGGCGGCGCGGCTGTAGGCGTGACCTATGCTCAACGATCGTGTTATTGGCAACGCCATGGTGATCAGGTTTCATTTAGTTTTTACATAGCGTTGACGAATAAAGGAACTTCGACTGGTGGAGCGACGGTTACCGGCTTGCCGTTTCAGGCGAGTGCCGGTATGGGAGTCGGTAACTCGATATTGTATGCAGTTAATATGACGGCGTTGTCGGCAGAGGGAGCGTATGTGCTGGCTTCGACGGGTGCGGGACAGACATATATGAATTTGTACCAAGGGTTGGCGACTGGGCTGCAGTCTATTTTACAATCGGCTTTTACAAATACAAGCGTTATTCAAGGGACGGTTGTGTACATGGTAGACGGTGGGCACTAGGTGGAGTTAGTAGCTCTAACAGTATCGGTAGCGGCGATGGTAATTTATATGGCAGGCCATGATACGACGGCGGGGGCTGCGGTGATCGTGCCGTTCCCCAGTCTGGCGAAATGTGAAGAAGCTAAGGTTTATGTGCTAAAACAGAGCAGCGTGTCGGCGGCGTTTTGTATCGATACGAGCCGGTTGACGCATGGAGGTAAGCCATGAACTCGAAAATGTTCCCTAACCCGGCTACGGCTGGTGGAAAGACCGGCATGTCCTCGGTGAACCCCAGCTCGAAGGGTCACAACCCGGCGGCAAATTCGGCGGGTACTCCAGGCCGTTCGTTTCCTGCTGATCCAATACCTGGGCCAATGAGTACAGGTGGACCTATTTCTTTGAAACGAGCTTTAGCAAAAAAGTCTATGCCACGGATGGGCAGAGATGCACCCGGAACCCGCTGAGCCGAACGACGAGAATATCCGCCAGTTAGCGTTTCGTCTGGATCGTTTGGCGTGTTACATCGAGCGGTACCCCCGCCCGTCAAGTCTTACTAAATTTCTGGGCGAGATAAAATTTCTCGTTGCGGCGCTAGAACAAATAGAGGATTACGACATAGCGCCACTAGCTAGTGGAGGTGATCATGCCGAGCTTTCTGAACGCACAGAGTAGGTTTTTTCCGCCCGGTTCTAACCCCGCCGTGGCGCAGACCAGTGCCCCGGCGACGGCTACGGTGGTTAAATTGCCGTCGGGTTGTCGCGATTACTATTTTTCGCATTCGGCGACTATCGCAACTCTGACGGTGTGGCTACCACCTGGGCCGGCGCTTGGCGATACGTGCCAGCTTAAGTTTCGGTCGATTGTCACGGCGTTGACGGTTCTCGATGGGGC